GCATCAACAGCAATGGCATCATACGAAAGATTCTCTGGTGGTACAGACGCAACAACAGAATCAAATACAACTCTAAGCGCATTGGCATTTGCTTATGATACACTTAAGAACACTAATGAAATTGATATTTCTTCAGTACTTGGTGGTAAAGCAGACGATGCAGGTACAAGAGCAAACTATCTAATCTCAAACGTTGTAGACTACAGAAGAGATTGTGTTGCTTACCTATCACCATCTAAAGAAGCTGTTGTAGATGAATTAAAAACTAACGCCAAGCTAACTAACGCGATTGCATGGCGTAATAGAATTCAGAACTCATCTTACTGGTTTATGGATTCAGGTTATAAGTATCGTTACGACAAGTACAATGACGTTTATCGTTATACGCCACTTAATGGTGACATGGCTGGTCTAGCAGCAAGAGTTGATTCTTGGGAATCTCCAGCAGGTTTCCGTAAAGGCATCATTAAAAATGTTGTAAAACTTGCTTTCAACCCAAGCAAAGCACAAAGAGATCAACTTTATAGCGCAGACATTAACCCAGTTATGGCGCAAGCAGGTCGTGGTATCGTACTATTTGGTGATAAAACTGGTCTTGGAATTAATAGCGCATTCGATCGTATTAATGTACGTAGACTGTTTATCTCAGTTGAAAAAGCTATCGCTACCGCAGCTGAAAGTTTCTTGTTTGAATTCAACGATGAGTTTACACAAACACAGTTTAAAAACATCGTGGATCCGTTCTTAAGAGATATTCAAGGGCGTCGTGGTATTATTGATTTCAGAGTGGTTTCTGACTCTACAGTCAATACTCCTGAGGTTATCGATCAAAACAAATTCAGAGCAAGCATCTTTATCAAGCCTGCACGTTCTATCAATGTTATCGAACTTACATTCGTGGCAACTAGAACCGGCGTAGAATTTGACGAAATCGTTGGCCAACTCACGTAATAAATAGTTTAAAAAGGAGAAAGACACATGGCATTTAACATCAACCAGTTCAAATCCGAACTCGTGGGTGGCGGTGCACGTCCTACGCTCTTCCAATGTCAGATCACTAACCCGATCAACCCAGCAGCTGATATTAAAGTACCATTCATGGTACGAGCTGGCGGTATTCCAGAGTCAGTAGTGGGACAGTATACTGTCCCTTACTTTGGACGCCAGGTTAAATATGCTGGTGATAGAACATTTGCAGACTGGACAGTCACAATCATCAACGACGAAGACTTCGCTATCCGTAACGCTATGGAAGAGTGGATGAACTTCATTAACTCTCATGATTCAAACTCAAGAGGGTTACCACAGCAATACAAATCTACAGGCCAAATTACACAATATAGTAAAGACGGTTCTCCACTTCGTACTTATGTTTTCGAAGGTATGTTCCCGATTTCTATTGATGGAATTCAAATGGATTGGTCACAAACTGATTCAATCGAAGAGTTTAGTGTTACATTCCAATATGATCTATGGAGAGTTGAAGGAAACACTGGCATCCCAACTACATAATTTTTATATAATGGAGAAATGATAAGTGAAGTTATTTGGATTCGAGATAACAAGAGAAAGCGATGAGGCCGATAATCAACCGGTCTCTTTTGCTGAACCATTAAACGATGATGGCGCAATCACCGTCGGTAACGCGATGGGTGGGTTCTATAGTACTATCCTGGATATGGAAGGTACTGCTAAAACAGAATCTGAACTCGTTACAAAGTACCGTGGCATGGCAATGCAGCCTGAAATCTCTCAGGCAGTAGACGAAATCGTAAACGAATCTATTAACATTGATATTGATGATAAAGTAGTAGAATTAGTTTTAGATGAAACAGATTTACCCGACAAAGTAAAGAAAAGATTAAACGAAGAGTTTGAAGAAGTACTTCGTTTATTAGATTTTTCTCATCAAGGCTATGACATTTATAGTAAGTTCTATGTTGATGGAAGATTAAATTATCACGTTATTATTGATAATGATAATCTTAAAGATGGCATTAAAGAACTAAGATATGTTGATCCTAGAAAACTTAAGCTTGTCCGTGAAATTGATAAGAAAGGTAGAGATCCTCATTCAGGCGTTCCAGTCAAAAAGATAAAATCTGAATATTACATGTACTCTGAAAACGGGTTTGGTGGAGATAATAAATCTACATCAGCGTCAGGTACGACAGGATATAAGATTGCTAAAGATTCTATTGCGAGAATCACTTCAGGGCAAATGAGTGAAAATAATGCTCTAGTTCTTTCTTACTTGCATGGAGCTATCAAACCTCTTAACCAGTTAAGGATGCTTGAAGATGCTACAATCATTTATACTCTTACAAGAGCTCCTGAAAGACGAGTCTTCTATATTGACGTTGGTAACTTACCTAAGTCGAAGGCTGAACAGTATATAAGAGATATGATGGTTCGCCATAAGAATAAGTTGCAATACAATTCTTCTACTGGTGAAATCAGCGATAGCCGTAAAATGATGACAATGACTGAAGACTTTTGGTTCCCACGTAGAGGTGGTGAACGTACTACAGAAGTTGATACTATGGCCGGAGGTAATGCAGCTGGCCTTACTGATGATACCACACTTCAGTTCTTCCAACGCAAATTATTTAAAGCTCTTAAGGTTCCACTATCTCGTTTAGAACCCGAAACAATGTACTCATTTGGTCGTGTTTCTGAGATCACTCGAGATGAGATGAAATTTGGTAAATTTATTAAGAGACAAAGAGCTCGTTTCTCTGGCATCTTTACTCAACTATTAGAAAAGCAACTGATTCTTAAAGGTATCATGACTCCCGAAGAATTTGCTGAGATTAAGAGTCTGCTCAGATATGATTTCATTCAAGATAACTATTTTGAAGAGCTCAAGGAAGCTGAAATCAATAGAGAAAGACTTACTACACTACGTGAGGTTGAAGAGCATATTGGTACTTACTACTCTAGAAACTGGGTACGTAAAAATGTTCTACGCATGTCTGAAGAAGAAATCAAAGAAATGGAAAAAGAGATTGAGCAAGAAGCTAAAGACAATCCACCAGAAGATGACATTCCAGGCGATGGCGACATGGAAAACCAAGGCAATTCTCAACCAGCTGATTCAAAAGAGATAAATGGATAAATATAATCAAAACAAATTCCTAGGAGATACAAAATGAAATCCTTTAAAAAGTTTGTGGCAGAGGTTGCGCAACCAAAGCCAGAAGAAGAAAAAAGATTTAAGGATATGCATACATATGAGACAAAGCCTCATCCGGTGGCTGAGCCTCATCAGCATACCGGCGATATTCAAAAGCCAAAGTCTAAGCGCATTGCAGATCAAGAAGGTGATGCTAACTACGATAAAGCAGTTAAAAATCCTGAAAAAAGGATGGCTACTGAAGAAGTAGAGCAGATCGATGAGATTTCAAAAAAGTTAGCAGGTAATTATATTAAAAAAGCACAAATGGATACAGCACATGCTGGTGATCAAATTGCTACAGGAAGTATGGGACAAGCAGGTGCATCTCCTGATGTTAAAAAAGGTTATGAAAAGCAACGCCGAAAAGGTATTGCTAAGCTCATTCGTCGTCGTGCAGGAACAAGAGATGCTGTTGCTAAACTAACAGGAACAGCAAGAGTTGCAGCAAAAGAATCTACTGATGCTGATCGTGCACGCTATGATGCTGCTGACGACAGAAACAAAAAGAAAGTAACTCTTCCAAAAGCACCTTGGGACAAGAAAGACGAAGAGCTATCACCAAAGCAAAAGAAAATCGATCACAACAAAAATGGTAAGATCGATGGTCATGATCTCGCTATGCTTCGTAAAAAAAAGAATGAAGAAGTAGAAGTTACTGAAACTACATCTTCAGCTTTAAAGCGTCCAGTAACTCAAACTGGCCCAGATGGCAAAACTCGCACGGTTATGAAGAAAACAAAAATTGATAAAACTGATGATAGAGGCCAGGATGTTATGGGTACTCAGGAATCAGTTGAAATGATTGACGAAGCAGTAAAATTTAAAAGAGGCCCAATTCGTCTAAAAGATGGATCTCAAGTAATGGTTAGCAAAGAAGATGCAGATCTTCTAACTAAAATGTTCAAAGATTTGTCTCCTAGAAATCAGCGTGAAATGGAAAAAGTTTTGATGACTGATAAGTCGGGCTTCGAAGAGATTCGTGGTTTCGCAAGAGAAGCTCTATAATTATTATAAATATAATCAAAAGATATTAGTAAGGATTGAAAAATGAAGCTTATTGCAGAAGTTAATGAAGAAGCAAATGTGCTAACAGAGCTCAATGAAGAGACTGGCAAAAAGTCTTACTTCATTGAAGGCATTTTTATGCAAGCAGATCTCAAGAACCGCAATGGGCGTATCTATCCTTCAGCGGTTCTTGAAAAAGAGATGAAGCGTTATCAAAAAGACTTCATCGATACAAAACGAGCGCTTGGTGAATTAGGCCACCCAGAAGGCCCAAGCATCAATGGTGATCGTGTATCTCATCTTATTACAGAGATGAAACAGGATGGTTCTAACTTTACTGGTAAAGCCAAAATCCTAGGAACTCCAATGGGTAACATTGTAAAAGAGTTTATGGATGAAGGTGTAAAAATCGGTGTTTCTACTAGAGGTCTCGGTTCTGTAAAACCAACTAATCAGGGTATTATGGAAGTTCAGGATGATTTCCATTTAGCTACTGTTGATATTGTTACGGATCCATCTGGTCCTAATTGCTTCGTAAACGGCATTATGGAAAATACTGAATACTATTATGACATTGCAGCTGGTCACTGGCTACCACAGCAAGAATCAGTTGAAGAAGTAATAGAAGAAATTCAAGAAACTATTGAAAAAGAAGTGAGAAGGGTTGTCCGCCGAGTGGACGAGAGCACTGCGGCTCAATTATTTGAGCGCTTTGTAAGATCTCTTAGAAATTGATTTTTTAATAAATAGATAACATATAGAATAACCACTAGAATAGGGAGTAGAACATATGTCAGAACATGAGTTAGACGAAAAGTTCACTGTCGATGACGGCGGATCAACTGTAAAATCTTCTGAAGTACAGGATCCAGTAACCGGCGCAGGCGGTGCAATTCCAAAGAAAAAAGCTGACGTCAAAAAAGCTGTTGATCCAAAGGCAGACAAAGTTGATGCAGCGACTCCGGGTCAAGGCAAAATGGCTGAAGAAGCAGAAGAAACTGCGGAAGAAGTCGTTGAAGAAGTAATTGAGGTTGAAGAGTCAATCGCAACTATTTTTGAAGGCATGGACCTAACTGAAGATTTTAAATCAAAGGTTACTCTTGTTTTTGAAGCAGCAGTAAATGAAGCAGCAACTCAAAAAGCAGCAGCAATTGTTGAAGCAAAAACAGAAGAATTAGAAGCAGAAATGAATGAATCAGTTCAAGCTTCTGTTAACCAAATTGTAGAAAATCTTGATTCTTATCTCGACTACGTCGTAGAAGAGTGGTTGAAAGAGAATGAATTAGCAATCGAAACTGGTGTTAAAGTTGAGATGGCTGAATCATTAATGGACGGACTTAAGTCCTTGTTCGAAGAGCACAACATCGAAGTTAACGAAGAAACTGTTGACGTAGTTGCTGGGCTTGAAGAGCAAGCCGAGGAGCTTAAGAATGCTGCTAACGAAGCAATTAAAGAATCAGTTGCTTTGAAAGCAGAGGTTGCTTCACTAAAAGCGGAAAGAGTTTTCGAAGAAATGACTGAAGACCTTACTATCACCCAGCGTGAGCGTCTAAAGGTTCTTTCTGAAAAACTTGATGCTGATAACATTGATGAATACAAGACAGATCTTGCTACTTTAAAAGAGTCTTTCTTTGCGGCTAAAAAGCCAATCGTAGAGGAAACAGTTGAAGAAGAAGAAATTATCACAGAAGAAACTGCACCGAAAGCTCCAGTTTCTGATTATTCTTCAATCAATGCTTTAGTTAATGCTCTTAACTCAAGATCAGCAAAAAATTAAATTATATAAATAGATCCAGATAGAACTTTATTAACAAGGAGATAGAGAAAAAATGGCACAGTCAAACTATCAAGCGCTTGTGGAAAAGTGGGGCCCAATTCTTGAGCACGAATCTTTTTCACCGATTCAAGATCAACACAAGAGATCAGTCACTGCGACTATCCTTGAAAACACAGAAAGAGCATTAATGGAATCAGGCGATTTGTCTGCTTCTATGACTTCTCTTCTTAACGAAGCACCTGCAAACGATGCAGGTACAGGTGGCTTTGGTGCAGGTTCAGCAGCAGGTGGTCCAACTGCCGGTTATGATCCAGTACTTATTTCACTTGTACGTCGTGCAATGCCAAACTTAATGGCATACGACATCGCAGGTGTTCAGCCAATGACAGGACCAACTGGTCTTATCTTTGCAATGCGTTCTAAGTATACAAGCCAAGCTGGTGCGGAAGCTTTCTACGGCGAAGCTGATACAGACTTCTCTGGTGCAGGTACACACACTGGTACAATGCCTGTAAGCGATGTTGCTAATACATCATTGATGTCAACAGGTACTGGTATGGGTACAACTGAAGCTGAAGCATTAGGCGACGGTAACGGTACAAACTTTGCAGAAATGGCATTCTCAATCGAGAAAGTTTCAGTAACAGCGAAGTCAAGAGCGCTAAAAGCAGAGTACACAACTGAGCTAGCACAAGACCTTAAAGCAGTACACGGTCTAGATGCTGAAACAGAATTGGCGAACATTCTACAGTCTGAAATCCTAGTTGAAATCAACCGTGAACTAGTTCGTACAATCTACACAAACGCAGTTGCTGGTGCAGCTGGTACAGCTACTCCAGGTACTTTCGATCTAGACGTTGACGCAAACGGTCGTTGGTCAGTTGAGAAATTCAAAGGGCTAATGTTCCAGATCGAGCAAGAAGCAAACGCAATTGCAAAAGCTACTCGTAGAGGAAAAGGTAACATCGTTATCTGTTCTTCTGACGTTGCATCAGCTCTACAAATGGCAGGTGTCCTAGATTACACACCAGCTATTGCAGGCAACAACCTACAGGTAGATGACACAGGTAACACTTTCGCAGGTGTTCTAAACGGTCGTTACAGAGTATACATTGATCCATATGCGGTAGGTAACTACCTAGTTGTTGGATACAAAGGTACTTCAGCATTCGACGCAGGCTTGTTCTACTGCCCATACGTTCCACTACAGATGGTACGTGCAGTTGGTGAGAACAGCTTCCAGCCAAAAATCGGGTTCAAAACTCGCTACGGCATGGTTGCAAACCCATTCGCG